CACGACAGCCTAGAAGGCACCGTAGGGGCGACGAAGATTTATTCGGGTCTTCTGCTACTACCGATTCGTCCAAATCGGTCCTAGGTCATTCTAGGGCCAATGTCTGGGGTCGAACAAGCGCTTTCCTGATGACGGAGATCGAATGAGACGAATCTCGCCCATGGACCATCAACGGATCATCGAATACAACCTGCGCGACAACGGTCACGCGGTCACGATCTTCCTTGATACGCAAACCGAGCGCGTGATGTTTGCCAGAAACATGATTGCCGAGGCCATTGCCGGTCTCGACCGCAAGGCTGTCATCTGGGAACTCGGGTGTTCGGTCGGTGATATCTCCGGCGCTTTCGCTGAGGATCATGAGGTCCATGCGATCGATGTTGTCCCATACGCCGTCGAACTAGCGCAACAGCGGTACCCAGCGATGGATGTACGAGTTGCTAAGGCTGAGGACATCGATCCGCAGCCGTGTGACGTGCTTGTGCTCTGCGAATTCCTAGAACACATCGTTGACCCCTTAGGGTTAATCGATGCGTGGGCACCGTACGCCAAAAACATCGTGATCGGCCATCCATTGGTCGGTGACGGCTTCGATCCAGAAGTTGGCCATCTATGGGCGTACGAAGACGATGATTTCGTCAACTGGTTTAAACGAGGAAATTACGAAATCGTCGATCAACGACGGTTCGATATGGGTTACTGGATGGCCATTGGCTGGGGCCGCCACGTAGAAACTGGCTCGGCCGCGACGCCTGATGCGTCAACAGAATCGGCTATACAGCCGATACAGGAAGGATAACATACATGGCTGCTAGCCTCTCCGCTCGTGTGTACACGGGCTCGGCGGCAGGCACCGAATCAGGTGCCGTCACCGGCATTGACTTCATCAGCGCGGACAATGCGACGAACTCTCTCGGTAACAGGACTTCGAACCCTGTCACGGCGGGCCAGAACTCGTACGAGAAGTGGCTGAAACTGAAGATCGATACCGCGCCAGCGAACGCAGTTGCGAACTTCAAGTTGTGGGGCGACGGCGCGGTTCAGACCAGCACGACCCTCAACTGGACCGGCGCCTATACGACAGGCACCACTCCGGTTGCCACCGCTTCGACGATCGCGAACACGACGTTCACGAACTTCACATCGGGTAACAAGGGTACTTGGGACTCCGGTTCCTATTCAGCGACCAACGCGACCACCAAGTACGCGGTCTTCCAGTTGGTAGTTGACGCTACCTGTGGTCCGGGTAACTGGACTCAGGAAACGATTAACTACAGTTATGACGAGACCTAAGAGGTTCTAAGCACTAAAAACTTGCAAGGTTAGGCCATTCCGTGGTATAGCATCAGAGGCCCGCAGACTCGCTGCCGCAGCAGCAACTTGGGCCGACTAAACTTGCAACTTCTGCATGGGTCATGTTACAGTGGCCCATGCAGATACTCTCAGCCCTTTGAGGGCCTTCAGACTCCTTAAAGGAGCCAAATTGAGCCTAGTTGTCCTTTGCCCAACACGCGGCCGACCGCAAGTCGTCCCTGAGGTCTTGGCGTCATTCGACGCGACCAAGGGCCTCGCTGACACAGAACTCATCTTCGTCATCGATACCGATGACCCGTCGTACTACGACTACTACAACGTTCCTAACGTTCGAGTCATTGAGGTCTCGAAGGACGAGGGTGGCAACATGGTGAAGGCCCTCAACGTTGCGGCATCGCATCTGATTGGCGACACAGACGCGACGATACTCGGCTTCATTGGCGACGACCACCGTTTTCGAACCAACAATTGGGACGGCCTGATTGCCGAGGCCGCAGGAAACGGCGGGATCGTGTACGCCAACGATCTATCGCAAGGCGCTAATCTGCCAACACAGGTATTCATCTCCAAGAACATCGTGTCGGCGCTCGGGTATTTCGGCCTCCCGACCTGCAAGCACCTATACATCGACAACGCATGGAAGACCCTCGGTGAGGGCGCTGGCTGCCTAGTCTACCTACCGGACGTGATTATCGAGCACATGCACCCATACTTCGGCAAGGGCGAGTGGGACGAGGGCCACAAGCGCGTCAACAGCCAAGAGATGTATTCCGAAGATGGCGCGGCCTACGCGAAGTGGCTGCACGATCAGGCTCCGGCCGACATCATGGCGGTGAAAGCGGCTCGGTTGTGAGAGTCCTCATCACGGGCGCAGCGGGTTTTCTTGGTCGCTGGTTCCTCGATTACCATGTCAAGGCTGGTGACGACGTAACGGCGATCGACGACCTCTCCAATAACCACTCGTACTGGCCAATGTGGGTTCCAATCGGTTCCTATCGCAAGATCGAGATGGAACTCGGCATGTGGCTCGAACTCTACTCTGAGCGCGATTACGATCGGGTCTATCACTTCGCGGCCCCCGTTGGTGGTCGTCTGAAGATCGAACTCGACCCGCTGTTCAACGCAGATAGTCTCCGCATCGACTCACTGGTGTTCCGTTGGGCAATCAGCCATACGCCAGTCCTCGTATATCCGTCTTCGAGCGCCGTCTATGGGACAACGCTACAGGACTCGAACACATCCGCTGCGCTCTATGAGTCGGAATTCGATGCTGGCGGCCTGACATGGTTCGCTCCCGATGAGATGTATGGCTTCACGAAAATGGCAGGAGAACGACTAGCGCTTTCTGCGTCGCACTACGGTCTCAATACTCTCTGTATCCGGCCATTCTCAGGCTACGGAGAAGGTCAGTCTCTAGAGTACCCCGTGCCATCGATCGCACGGCGTGCGTTTAGACGCGAAGACCCGCTTATCGTCTGGGGCTCGGGCGAGCAGCGCAGGGACTTCATTCACGTCAGTGATGTTGTCGGCGCGACGCTAGCGCGACTCGAAGGGCCGCTCGTCGGGTACGAGGCCATGAACATCGGTAGCGGTGTCTCGACCTCGTTTCGCCAGATCGCAGAACTCTGCGCTGAGATCGTTGGGTACGAGCCCACGATCCAAACCGACAGCACGAAGCCGGAGGGCGTTGTCAATCGTTGGGCCGATACGGGACTGATGTCGGTCTACTACCAGCCAAAGGTGGCCCTCCGAGATGGCCTCGGGCGAGTCGTCGATTATGCCGCAGCCATGGATCGCCTGCGCGAATGACAGATCACCCGGAACTACCGACGACAACACTGTACGCCATTAAGGGCGATAAGCCCTTAGGTACGATTGGTATTCCCGTGCGGGATCACCTGAACGCAGCCACGGCGACGGCATTGCTGACGACCGCCCTGAAGGGCGGTTTCGGTAATGCGGGTGAAACAGTGGACTTCAACATCGTCCAAGGATCGATCCTGCCGACCCAACGGAATGAACTAATCCGCCAGATGCGTGGCGATTGGCTCATGTACATCGATGACGATATGATCTGGCAGCCGACACAGATTGCCGATCTGATTGCCGCACGAGACGAGAACGATCTCGATATGCTCGGAGCGCTCTGCTATCGACGCAGCGCACCGCACCAACCGACACTGTTTATGCGGGAAGGACCGTTGTCGGGTGGCTATAACTTCCTAGAGAAGTGGAACGACAACGAAATCACAGAGGTCGATGCAACCGGCATGGCCTTCATTGTCATTCACCGTCGCGTCTTCGAGCGGATGGTTGGCTTTTACGAGAATAAGCCCGGCTGGGTGCTGCCACCGTACGAAAAGCGCATTCAGGAGCCACCTCCCAACTTCTTCCGATGGGAAGGCCAGTTTGGAGAAGACCTACGGTTCTGTCAGGAAGCGAAAGCGGCTGGTAACAGAATCTGGGTGCATACCGGCATTGAGATCGGTCATATGGCCGAAGTCAGTATCGGTCGTGATAACTTTCTGATTGAACTGGCAAAACGAACGCCCGAAATGATCGAAACGCGTCGCAACGTAAACGACAAGATGGGCCTTCCAACAGTGGACGCCAGCGAAGCCCGGAGGTTGCTCGGATGGTAGAATGGGCACAAGAGAATCCGTTTTATCTTCTCATCGTTGATAGCGAGAGCAATGTCGAGATCGATCTAGACGAACCGAACTGGATGTCGAAGTACCGCGACCTTGCTGGCAAGGATTGGTTGCGCATCCCGTCGAAGTGGTATCTCTGTCTTCGGTCCGACAAGACAGTCAAACTAGCCATGGTCGTCCATGAGGGCGATCAGCCGTATTACACCGCTCGACACATTGGAATTGCTAGCATCGTTCAGAATTCAGAAACGATCGCCTATGGTATCGGCAAGAAGAAAGCCAACGGCGAAACGCATCGCCTATGGTTCATGTTAAGCGGCGGATACGTTGTTTGCGATGAGGATTGCGACATCCTCGGCGTTGATCTGATCCACATGCTCAATCCACCACCGCTTCCCGAGGAAGCACCCACAGCCTAGAGACATAGGGCCTCAATCCAATGAGGTCGCCGGAGTCAATTCCATGACGCATCTCCAACAACATACAGCACCAAGAAAGAGGCTCCTCATTCGAGGGGCCTCTTTTAGTGTGCCCGGCGAGGCGTAAGCGATGGCGTTTGCGCTTATTGGTACCATTGGAACAGCGTCACAGGGTGCAGCCGGAGCCGACGTTTCGCCCGCGTGGGGAACTTCTGAGAACCGCACGGCCGGAAACCTCCTCATCTGCTATGTCGGCATCACAAAGTCTGCTGCCTTGCCGACGACGCCAACTGGTTGGTTGATCGCAAAGCAGGTTGCGGCCAACAGCACATCGGCCACCATCTACTATAGAACCGCGACAGGCTCCGATGCCGCCCCGACGATCGTTCACCCTGATGCCAACGCAGTCATTGCGGCGCAGTTAGCCGAATACAGCGGCGTTCTGTCGACCAGTCCAGACCAGACGGGCTCCGCCACCGCGACGAGTTCGCCTGCGACCGCAACGAACGGCGGTACGAACGCCGCAACCGCCGAACTGATGACGGTTGCCTCGGCCGATACCCGAAGCGTCAACAGAGCCAGCAACGATACCCTGACATCCAACCATGTCACGAGCATGACGCAGGCTGGCAACAACAACGGTGTGTCTAACCAGACCCACTATTCGTTCGGCTACGGATCGACGAACAGCGTTGCCGCCGCTGACACGGCTGTCGTCACCCTTTCGATCACGACAAGCATCACTGGCGTGGCTATCGTCGATGCGACGTGGAAACTGGGCGTCGGTACTTCGATTAAATCGGTATCAGCCGATTCGGTTATCAAGTCGACCGTCACTGGTTCCATCACCGCTAACGCAGTCATTAAGGCAGCGGTCGCAGGCTCACTGACCGCGAACGCGATCGTTACACCGAACATCAAGGCCAACGCTGTCATTCTAAAGACCGTCAAGGCTCTTGGTGGCGCTCCGTCTGGAACGTGGACAAGCAACGGACAGGGGTCAGTCACGTTCCGAGGCCATCCCGCCTTCGGTAATGGCTGGTATGTATCGGCCATTTCTGGAGTCGCACCCGGTCAAGTGCTTTACACCAGAGACCCGTCTGGAACATGGTCAACTGCGAACGTCGGTAATCAGATTTTCGCTGTTTACTTCCTCAACGGCTACTTCTGGGCGATCGGCGGTACGTCCAGCGGTAATCTAATTGATGTCTATTACGCGACTGATCCTTCCGGTACGTGGACGAGCGCATCGCCAACGAACAGCACGGGACAAACGATCATTTTCCGGTCCTTGGCGTATGCAGGTGGATTGTATGTAGCAGGTGCATCTAACGGCACTACCCTGATCGGTGAGGTCTGGACTTCGACTGATCCGATCAACGTCGGGTGGACACGCAATACTGGCACAGGTCTAACGAGTGAACTTGGAAGCGGTAGCGGTCTGCTTCAGTTGACCACGGATGGCACGTACTTTGCTGGTATGAACGGCACGGTACTTGTCTACTCCAACACGCCGACTGGCTCGTGGACGAAGAATGCCAATTTCAGTGCTATTCGTGCCGTTCTCTATGCGAACGGTTACTGGACGCTTCTTGACGACACTTCGAAGGTTTACTACAAGACTACCGATCCAACAGGAACGTGGACAGCCGGTAGCACTTTGTCGGGCAGTCCCGATTCGCTCACATTCGGTAACGATTATTGGGTTGCTGTTTCGTCAACTACGAATGCGCTGTATTACAAACTTAGCGACCCAATCTCGACTTGGACCTCCAACTTTCAGGGTGTCAGCACCGATACGAACGCCGCTGCGCAATACGGTGAGCGATGGGTCCTTCATGGCAACGGTGGTGGTCGCCTACTGCACCTCACCGTCACTGTTCCGTTTTCGCTTAATGCTACCATCAAGAAAGTCCAGTCTGCTTCGCTAACGGCCGATTCTGTCGTGAAGCGCGCGGGGGTGTTTGGTTCGTTCACCGCAGATGCCTTAATTGCTGGTACCGCATCGACTGTTTCCGGTTCGATCACCGCTAACTCGGTCATTAAGAAGACGATCTCTGGATCATTGACCGGCGATGCCGTCATCAAACGAACGATCCCAGCAAGCGTCACGGCTGACTCGATTATCAAGAAGACAACGAGCGTTGGCGTCACAGCCGACGCCGTGATCTTCAAGACAATTGCTTCGTCGGTCAACGCTAACGCCGATATCAAGAAGACTCTAACGAGTTCCGTCTCGGCGGATGCGACGATCAATAAAACCACCAGCGCGTCACTCTTACTGAACGCGACCGTTCGCAGCACGCAGGTTTCCTCGGCTACGGCAAACGCTGTGATCAAGGCGACGGTCTCGGCGTCATTGACCGCCAATGCCGTCATGAAGCAGACAATAGCGGGCAGCCTCACCGCTAGCGCCGACATCAAGAAGACAGCAACATCTTCGATCTCTACGGATAGTGTGATCCTGAAGACGCAATCTGGATCGGTAACGGCGAACTCCACGATCCGGTCACAGATCACTGGTTCTCTAACCGCCAACTCGACTGTCCTTGCAACGGTACAGCGTGCATTTGTCGCTGATTCCGTTGTCAGGAAGGCGCTCGCGGCCAGCCTGACCGCCGATGCGGTCGTCCGTGTAACGTCTACCGCTACGCTCACAGCCGATGCCGTAATCATTCCAGCCACCACGTCCCAAGGTGGTTCGATCGCTGCAAATGCCGTGATTCGAACGACGAGCGCGGGAGCCATGACGGCTGACGCAACATTGCTCGCTTCGATCTCGGGCTTGCTATCTGCGAACGCTGTCGTGCTGTCCAGTCAACAGGCATCGATTACCGCCAATGCCGTCGTCGAGCGAACCACCACTGGCTCTATGGCCGCTGATGCCGTCGTTCTACGCACTAGCCAAGCCTCGCTAGCGACTGATGCCGTCGTCAGGGCCACGAGCAGTCACAGCCTCGCAGTAGATGCCGTTATTCGTTCCACAAAGACTGGATTGCTGGTCGCTGATGGTTTGATCCTTGTCGTTCGATCCGGCTCGCTCACCGCCGATGCGGTCGTTAAGTCGACTCAAACTGGATCACTTACAGCCAGTGCGTTCATCGGCGGCAATGGCGTTGCTGCCATCACGGCAGATGCGGTCATTAGCAAGACGATCAGTGCCTCGCTGACTGCCAATGCGCTCGTCCGCAGAGTTGTCGCTGGATCGATCACGGCTGACGCGCTCATCAAGAAGAGTCAAGCTGGTTCGATCGTTGCAAGCGCGGTCATCGTCAATACGGTCACTGGGTCGCTATTGTCGTCTGCGACTATTCGAGCAAGTCGTTTGAATGCAGTCACCGCAAACGCTGTGATCAAGCGCATCGAGGTCAATAACCTCACCGCGAACTCTGTAGTAAGTAGAACCACTACTGCGTCAATTAGTGCTGCGTCCGTGATTCTTGCAACGCAAGTCGGATCGTTCAGCGCCGATGCCACGATCATCGTGCCCTCTACAACCACGACTGGTTCGCTGACGGCTGACGCCATCGTACGTGCCATTCGAACTGGTTCGATCCAATTCCTTGCAGTTGTTCGACGTGGTGTCGCGTCGTCTCTCTCTGCTGATGCCGTCATTGCAATCACGAAGCCGATCAAGGGCAGCGGCGCCATCGACGACACGCTTATCGCTTCGACGAGCGTCACGGATTCGATGCTCGCTACGACGCTTGTCTCCAACGCGATCACTGGTCAATCAGTGGTCACCGATACCATGACCGCTGAAACAACGGCTACAGACTAGGAGCCTTGGATGACGAAGATCATCAAAACACCGGGGAGCACGCAAAAGGTCTGGGGCTTTTTCTTCGACCCCGACACCAACGATCCGACTGACCCGATTACACTTTCCATCGATGTTCGCATTCCTGATGGCACAACAGTCCATAAGTCGTATCCAGACGACGCTGAGATCGAACGAGATAGCGAAGGCCGATATCTGTATCGTCTCTATTTAGCCCTAGAGGGCACCTATCACTGGCGGTGGAATGCTGGTGGCGGACCCGGCATTAGCGTCACCGTGACCGGGGAACTGGACTCGGTGGAAACGCCGTCGTTCTAGCGGATTCGAGATGCAAGAACTGCTCGATTTTGCCCAGAAGATCGCTGATCTCAGTGGGCCAGCCATGCTGGCTTTGGTCTTGATTCTCGCTATTCGGGGTGTGCTGCGCTTCAGACGAGAGATTGACGAGAAGGATACTCAAATCCAGTACCGGGAGCAACTCCTGAACGAAGCCGTTGAGGACAGGAAGGCATCTGACGCTCGCGTCGATGCGTTGACGACAACTTTGCGTGCCACGAACGATCTCACCGAGCGGTCTATCGACCTTCTCGAAAATACCATCGACGAACTCGTTCGCCCCTCGAAAGGATAAGGCATGAGTCAGTTGGATGGTCGCATCATTGTCATTGAGGATGACGAGGCTAAGAAGCAACACATGGAAGCCATCACCGCAGCAGACGAGGCCCTACAGGCAGCAGAGGCGTCGCTTCAACTCGGGCGCCAAAGGCTGCTCAACGCCATGAAGAAATACGAACAGAGAGGCCGACTACATGGAGTTCCTAAACGCCCTGCTCCCAGCCTTTAACATCCTATCAATCATTGTCTTTGTCGGGCTGGCCGCTCTCGCCGCTGTACGCATGATTTGGCGTTGGGGCAACTTCATCTTTTACGGACTACCAGTACCTGTCCTTTTGAAGCGCGACATAGTTCTTTTCAGTGCACTTGGTCTCTATTTTGGCAGCATCCTTATTGCCTTGGCCTTTGGTTGGTCGGGGCTCGGTACCGAATGGTGGTGGGTCATGCCGAGAGGAATCATGGTCCTCGCGGCGATGGCGTACTGGGTGAAGATTGAATACGCGCTCGAAGACAAAAGTCAGTCGCAAGACGACGAGGAGGAATAAGTGACATACAGACCAGCGTTCAGGAAGCAGGGCGACGGCAGTCGATGCCAATGGCAGAACTGCAACCCGACATCACACGCAATGGCAGTCGATCGGGCCACTCGTGGTTCGAAGGTCGGTTCTCAGGTCGCGATCAGGAACCGAATCAACCTGTTTTGCCCCGGCACATCGATGCTACAGAACCACGATGCGGTCCGAGCATTGTATGCGGTACCCATGGACGTTAAGTGGGACTACTCGTGGAGCGAGTTCTTGGCCGGAATTAAGAGCGGTCGCGGAGCAGTCGTCACGATCATGTACTCGACGCTGCACAATACGCCGTATGACGCCTGTCGGACGTTCGATGGACGCCACGCAATCTACGTCAACGAGTGGCGACACAATTCGACGACGAATCGAGACGAATTCCTCGTTTACGACCCACTAGCAGATCACCGGTATAGTTGGATTCCTCAGGGTCCACAGTGGTGGCCAGCCTCGTTGCTACAGAAGGCCATGCTTGCTTCATACAGCAGTGATGGCAGCAATAGCGTTGAGGCCGCATTCACGGCTAACACTGAATGGGTGAACCGGAAGACGACATGTGGCCTCGCGAAACTACGGGTTTCCCCGAGTTCGCTCGCTGTCAACAAGGATAGCATTCCAGCCGGAACAACGCTGTATACCTCAGTTGATCCAATCGTCGGAGCCACTTACGACTTTACGGCATGTGGCGTCCGCAAGACCGGCAACAAATGGTACGCGGTCACAGCAGTCAATGGTAAGAGCGTCGCATCGCTATACGGTGTGCCCGTCGTATACGTTAGCCTAGGGTGGTTCTAATGGAAAACGAATTCGACTTCGACCAGCAATTTGCTCGCGCCGTCAAGCGCCAGTCGGCGCATCTCCCCAAGAGGGGCCAGCCCAACGACAAGCCCGAGGACGACGCAACGCCGCCTCCGGGCTTCGTGAAGGCTAGGTTCCCGTTCCTACAGAAAGAGTTCATCCCTCGGGGATGGAAAAAGGTCGGAGACACGTATGTCTCCGACGAGGAGTAACCCATGATTACGACCTTCGACAAGGCCATCGCTGGCCTCATCGTACCGCTCTTGGTGGCGATGCTCGCCCATTTCGGTTTTCAGGCTGACGAGACGTTCTCGGCATCGCTTGCCGCTGTCGTAACAGCGCTCGTCGTCTACTTCATCCCGAACAAGAGCGCATAACGCTAGGAACCTGTGTCCTCGTTCGACTGATCGTCGGAATGATCAGGTTCTTCCGCCGCCCCCGAAGAATCGCGCTGGCTCGTTTCTGAGCCAGCGCTTTTTTCCTTTTCCCGACGCGCTTTCTCGTGCTCACATTCAGAGCAGCCCGGTCGGTAGACAGGCGCAAGCATGTCGTCGAAGACGAGTAGCAGCGCAAAGCCCACGCAGCCAAGAGCGAACAGAACGGCGTCGTGGGGCGTCATAGCGACCCAAGGATGTCTTCGACAACCTTCTCCACTGGCTGTGTGCCGTCCACGGTGTAGTGGGGGTTGATCCTCTCGATCTCAGTCTCGCTCGGATGGCTATCGGCCTCGGGATCGTACTCTGCACCGAGACGAGCAGCCCGAACGGCAGCGGGGACTTCGAGTTTAAACACGATGAAGCCGCGAGATCGGAGGGCCACAACTTCATTCGGAAAGCGGGTGTCGTCATTGACCCACCTGTGGACTGGCGCTGAAATCGTGTCGCCGCTTGGTAGGACGGTAGGCTCTCGGTCCTCATCGATCTTTCGGAGACCGACCTTGATCCAGAAAGCCTGATCGACAGCGTTACGTAGGGCGTCTGTTCCGATGCGCTGCAAAAGCCATCGACCAGAGACCCCAACCGGACCATCGACAGTCTCGACGATGTAGCGTCCGGCCTTATCGATTGGTCCATAGGCCCACGAGGCGATCTCCTTGACGGGGGCCGCCCACGAATGACGCGTGTAGCCATGATGATCGACGAGGTACTGTGAAATCGTGGTCTTACCGGAGCCACGGCGACCGATAATCGCAAGGTTGGTCATCTCACTTGCTCACTAACTTGTCGCTAATGGCGGCCGTCCAATCGCCGCGAAATCCGATCGCCTTGTCATCGATGTACGCAATCGCTGGTATCTTCTCAGCGATGATGTCAGTGTAGGCAATGCCATTCCTGTCGCAGAAGTCCGACACAAACCTATACTGGTCGTGAAGGAAGCGATTGACGGCCGGAGTGAAATCGCCCACGACCGACCGAGCCCATGTCGGGCTCATGCGAGACGTAAAGATGTATACATCGAAGCCACGACGCCAGAGCGTATTGATCGCCTCCACGGCTCCGGGGATCGGCTCGACGCTCTCATCCATTAGCGCCGCCCACGGCCGGATGGTCGAATCGAAGTCCACCAACACGACGTTTTCGGCTATGGGCGCGTAACCATTCTTGGTACCGAAGTCGTGATGATCTCTTGGTAGGCCGCTAACCAAGGGTTCGGCCGCCAACATGGTCAATCAGTCCTCCCTTCGAGCGCAGTTCCTCGCGCTCTTCCTGTTCCACTAGATTCGGGTCCGTGTACACCCACGCCTTGTTCGGCCGCAGCATCATCTGGTGGGATGAGCGCCCACTTCGGCACTTCACGATGGCTCCAATAGGCCAATCTAACTGCGGTGCGTCGTCTGCGAGTTGGAGTAGTGAGTACGCGCAGCATCGCAGTAGCCCTCCTCGTGCGATGAAGGTGTTGTCCATCTTCATCAGTTAGGCCCGTCCATATACCATGTGTGCCTTGCAACGCCCAAGGTTGATCGAACGCCCGTGCGCTCTAGCATAGAGCGAATTGCAGTCCGAACAACCCGGCTCTGGAATGCCGAGGAACGTTCTAAGGAACAACTCCGCCTGTTCTTTCGTGATACCGACTGCGGACGCGTAATCTTCAGCGGCGGCTAGTTGGCAATCCTCCATACGCCTCAGGTCGCCAGCAAGGCCCTCGATAGCAGGAGGAGCCAGAGGGTCACCCCTCTGAGATCGATAACCCCAGAAGTTGAGTCCATTCCGATTAACGAAGCGGCCATACCATAGTGGGCCGCCCATCAGTACCTCAAACCCTCAACGATCGCATCGGCTAAATCTTTGATTGTCAGGTTGATGTACTCCAACAGTTCTTGGCGATCAATGAGAACTTTGCCGTCATTTGTCGTTATGATCGTTGGCTCGTACCAGCCCTCTGGCCTCTGTTCGCCCCATTCGAAGCGCAAGGCATAACCTTCGTTCGTCCTCGTGAACGCCTTCTCCATAAAGTCGTCGGAGACTAGAATCAGTCTTGTGCCGGGTGGTGTCTCTATAGCCATGTCAACTCTCCGAACGGAATGGCATAGGGGTCGTACATATCCTCGGCTTCACGGAGGAGGTCGTAGGCGATGACCGCAACCAGTAGTCCGATGACCAGCGCGACGAGATACTTCACTTCTGTGCTCCGTGTGGATACACAAACATACCTGAGAAGTAGAGAACACAGGCGATGATGAGAGCGCCCCCGATCGGTTTCAAGATCGCTCCGTTTTGGCCTATCCATTCAAGGAGTAGCAAGCCAAGCAACGCGACCAAGAAGAGAATTGCTACGAGGCATGCGCCTGCTATCAGGCGCTTCAGGTGGATCATGGTTTCTCCATCGATGAATAGAGTTCGCTGTCGGCGTTGATCCGTTCTGGTGGCTTCGCGTGGATCACGAATTTGTCTGGCGGCACCTTCTGTACGAGGGCCGGTCGAGAACGCGTATCGGACTCCTGAAGTCCATCGATCTCGACGAGTTCGTGGACCTTGCGATAGAAGCGCGCACGCCCGGAGCGCCACATCCGCAAGTGCCAATCGCTTTCGAAGTGAGGCTGCCGATAGTTCATGCCTCCGAAGAAGTTCGCGAAGTCCCAGAGCCAGCCTATGGGCTGCTGCGGATCGCTCCTAACCATCTCTCGTATCCATGAAAGCAGCGCATGGTTGGGCGTTTCGTCTGGGTCGAGATAAGCCGTCCACGGGCTGCTGATGCCAGTGATGGTCTGATTGCGGGCTTTACTGAAGTCGTCTTCCCATGTGATCGGTACGACGCGGGCACCCGGCCACGTCGAGATCAGTTCGAAGGTCGTCTGTGGCGTTCTGGTGTCGAGACCGAATACGAACTCACCGCCGTTCTGCTGGTCGTCCTCCACGCCACGCAGGTACTCCACCAGTGCGCGTAAACGCGAAACCTCTGGGTCCTTGGCGAGGAAGGCCCAAGCAACGTAATTCACTCGTCGGCCTCCTTATCGTCCAGCGGGTCATATTCAGCCCGCACGGTCAGGAACTTGCGTCCCGTAGGCACTCTCTCGATATAGCGCCGCCCCGCGGACTCCAACTCCATGAGTTCGTTTTCGATTTCCCACTGAACCCGCGTTGCCCGGAACTCCAATTCGGATTCGTTCGGAATCTTTGCGACTAGGGTCGTGATCAATTGGCCTTCACCCGGTCAAAGTAGAAGACCGTCTGACCGTCCCCAGCCTCATTGACATGGGTCATGCGATACAGGTTCGTCGGTCGTGGGATCAAGAGCGATTCACCGTGGAGCGGATCGCGGGTCACCACGACGATCCTGTCAGATACCGCGCTCACATATACGGCCAACAGGCCGCTGAAATCCGAACGTCGCAGTCCAGCCTCAGCGAGCAAGAGGTCCGTGTAATCACTGGTCGATAGAATGTCATTCATGGCTTCAGTTTCTCCGTGAGTGCCTCAGATACCTTGACCCGCAGTTCGTCCACGACGCTCTGAATGGTCGTTGCCGTGACCGCCTCGTCACTAAATACGTCGTTCACGTCGAGTTTGACATCGACCCGGAGGACATTCGGTTGCGGGAGGTCGGGGAACTTCTTCTGCACGATGACATACATCATCGGCATCTTTTCGTCACCGGGCACGACTCGCCATGAGTTGTCCCAGTCGAGAATGACTAATGCCTCGTCACCGAAGTCGGCGTTTTCGAAGACCTCCCCGAATACCTTTGCGCCCGCTGGCGCATAGCGTCGCGGTTTCGTCCAGACGGCAGGACGCTCGCCCATCTCGATAACGTTCACGATCA